TTCTAATGGTTGTTGTAGTTGAGCTTGCGCTAATTGTTGTTGTGCTGTTAATTGTGCCTGTTGTTGTGCTTGTTGCTGTGCACCTAATGTGCTTAACCCTGCTATTTGTTGACCAACTAAATTTGGAGCTAAACTAGCTAACTGTTGTTGTTGATTAGCTAACGCTTGTTGTTGACCAAATGCTTGAGCTGCCGCTTGTTGTGCTTGACCAAAACCTCGTTCTAATAAATTTGCTTGTAGAGCTGCTCTGTTTCTAGCTTGATTAGATAAGAACTCTGCTCTTTGTACACCTTCTCTACCACCACCGAAAGCACCTGCACCAACAGCTTGCGCTGCCATACCTGGTAAAGCTTTTTGTGTCTGTAAATCAAATTCTCTTAGACTCGCATCTATAACATCTTGTTGAAACGGAGACATAAACGGTCTGAATGCACCCGGTCCAACAAACTGACCTGCTTGTCCAGCTTGTGTAGCTGCTGTTTGTAAAAATGGTGCAAACGAACCTAAACCAGGTGCAAGACTCTCGGCTTGTGTTTGCAGAGCACCAGGTTTAGCTACAAACTGTGGTCCTAAAGTTTGAGATAAATCAGCTTGACCGAATTGACCAACTGCTTGTTGTAACTGTGTTATAAACGGCTTTGCTGCCGCTTCTATAAATGGTGCTGGTTGTGTTATCTGTGTTATTGTTTCAGCCATTATGCTACTTTACTCTCTAATTTTTTCATCGTATTGTACATTCTTTGGGCACCTTTATCAATGTCCCCTCCGCCCGCAGCTCTGACTGCATCAGCTGTAAATACAAATTCGTTGTTTGAAAGCATCGCCGGGATGTCGTCTGCTTTTTCTTTTACACCAACTGGTGGTACAAATCCACCTGTTTTTCTAAAGTCTAATTCTTTTACACCTTCTGGATTTACATTAATAGGTATGCCCTCTATGCCAGATGCCATCTCAACTTTTTCATCTGTTCCCATGGCATAACCCATACGACCACCTTGAGATCTATACTCTCTCATGTTTTGCTCTACTAATAAATCTATTTCACCCTCACTATATCCTAAATTTCTATATGCATCTCTTAACCCAGCTTCTATTTCTGCTATCTCTTCAGCTGTTCTACCACTTTTTAATTCTGGACTCTCAGGTTGACTCTTTCTATCAAAGTAATCTAGAGCTCCGCCTATAACTGAGCCTATTGCTACATCACCACCTATATCTAAAAGCTTTTCACCAAATTTAGTTCCACCAAATTTTTTTAATCCACCCATGATACCAGAACCTATAGGTTGTAAAAACTTTGCAGGGCCCATACCAGCTAATCCAAAACCACCAATACCCAACAAAGCTAGTTTAGCAGCGTCAGATGACAAGGCATCTTTAATGCCCCCTGTTAAACCTTTTACACCCTTTTTAATAGATTTAACAAAGCTGCCTAGCCCGTATAATTGTCTTGGTTGTTGCATTCTTGATATTGTCATAATTTTGCCTAAATTGTATTAGTGTGGCAGGCGTACTTATCCTGAAAATATCACACTTTATTTGATTTTTTCTTTATCGTCAATAGATTTACGAGGGCTTGTACCTTGTTTTAAATCGTCAAAGAAACGTCCACAATACTGAAACTCACCAACATGAGTAATATAATCCATAATATATACGTGAACTTTACCACCTATATCTGTCCATCTTTGACAAAAGCCAAAGTCTTCACCAAAACAACGCTTGGTGCTTGGTTCATGAATCGTGTCAAATAGATTATAAAAGTTTTGTTTACTAACTTCTTTACCATTTATATTAGTAGGTTGGTAGATCTCTAACTGTGGATACTCTTTTATCATTTTCTCCAACACAGATCTTTTAATTAACATACAACCGGTAGGAGCGTGAGTAACCTCAACAACTCCTCCGGATGCTTGTATGTTAGTCGGATCATTTAATTTGAGAGGGAAGGTGAGACCCGACTTGGGCAAATCGTCTGCTTTTGTAATAGCATCTTCTTTAGTGGTAAATCTTCTCCATGTTTTATCCCAGTCAAAACTTTTCATAGGATACGGACAAGATATTATATCTTTATCAGTGGCCAACATTTTTTCTATTGTAGTAAATTCAAAGTCAATGTCAGAATCTATAAATAATAGATGCGTATATTTATCTACATGGTTTAACATTTCAGCTACACATAAGTTTCTACCTTGTGTAACCAATGAAGATTTCATCAAAGTAAAACTACATAGTATATTACGATTGATACATTGTTGTTGAAACTTTAAAACAGCTTGACAATAATGCATAGATACATCGCTGTGCACAGGTGTGCATACCATAATACGATGTGGTGAAGTTCCAAGATGAACTTCTCTTACGTTACCTTTCTTTTCGTGGCTCGTAAACCATATTGGCTGGTTTGGATCTTGCATCTAATGCTCCTTTCAAAAATGTTTCCCACTGGTATCCTATTTTATTCCAGTTGTAATATGCATTTGCATAGTGTGATTGTACTTCTAAATGATTTTGTATTTGTGGTTCGTGTAATGTTTTAGCTGCAGATTCTATACCAAACGCAAACTTCTCTGCTAGTGATCTGTAATCTTTATCGTACGGTATGTATATAGGGAACTCTGCTCCTGTTTCTGGCAACGCTCCTAGATCTGTTGTTATACAATACAAACCAGCTGCCATGCATTCTAATAAAGATATACAAAACGTTTCTTCAAATATACTTGGGTAAGCATACATGTGATAATTTTGTAAGTGATCTTTTATATATTGGTTTCTTTTGTAACCAATGTAATTTACATTTGGTAAACCCTCTGCTTGTTCGTACAAAGCTTTGTAATATTTATCGTTGTTATCATAAAAACTTTTTCCATAAACTTCTGTAGAAGAGTAAACATCTAAAGTTATTAAAGGACTCTTTACAAGTTGCATAGCACCTAATAATATTGATAGTCCTCTCCATGGTGTATTTTGATGTATTATTCTTATTGGCTCACCTTTTTTGTAAGGGGCAGCCTTTTGTATTTTATCAATACCATTCTTAATAACTATAGATTTTTCTGTTGGTATATCAAACTGATATCTAAACTTTTCATAAGTCCAATGTGAATTAAAAACATACCAGTCATACTTCTTATGATTATTTTTATCTTTGAACCATGGTGCTAGGTTCGGTTGATCGTAAGAATTTTTTTGCCATAGAATATTCATCTTTGTAGGATGCAAAGGTATTTTTTCAGGCACCGATGTTGTAATTTGTATTTGATCTAAAATAGATTTATCTACGTAGTCAGTTAGATAATCGTATTGTAACTCTGTCCCACCTTTAGGGTTTAGGTTTATCATTTTGTTTTTGCATTACTTTCTGAAGAACATCTAATCCTTTCGGCGACACTTGCACAGTTACGTCTTGTGCAATGTCTGGCCCTTCTTTCTTTTCTTTAAATACTTCACCAGTTCTAGTATTACGCCACGTTGTAATCGTAGTGCAATCTATTTTAATTATGTTATCCGTTTTCATTCTCTCTGTTTATTAAAGCATAGCTTACAACAACTGTAACTTTTGATGCCGTAGCTGCTTGAGCTTTTATAGCATCACCTGCTTCTAAATTCAACCCCTGTGGTGCTGCATTTTCTTGACTAGATGCACCCATAGATTTTCTAAAAAACTCCATATCTGTGCTAGCTGAACTATCTCTTAGTGATGCATTACATAAAATAGTGCCTGTACTAGAGTTGCTAAAATATACACTTTTTACAATGGCCACTGCAGACGTAGCAATTGTTAACACAGTATTTAAATTAGTATCTGATAAAGCTTTGATTGCGTTTTTATATTGTATACTCATGCTAGAAAATAATTAAAAGCGTCTTGTTCGTTTTTTAAATCTTGTTGAAAAGAAAAATTAAGTTGATCTTTCAAAGTTGTTAAAGACTCTATTATTTGTCTTTGATTATCTACCTCGTATTCTTCACTAGGTTCAGGTATATAGTTTGTGATCTTAGCCACTATAGTGGTCCTCCACTAAAATCAGCTTGACCAAATCCACCAGTAGCACTAGCAGTCGTACTGCTACCTCTCGGACTTTGTCTACCCCCAGAATCAGGGCTTGGCTGTGAAAATACTCTAGTAGGTCGCCTACTTGGAATAACTTCTCTTCCTATAATACCTGCATCAGCTTGTTTTTTAAGTCTTCTAAATTCTGCACCAGATCTAGAAGCTGCAAATAAATCTCTCATCTTACCAGTTTCTTTAAATCTATCTAACGCTCTATCAAATCTTGTTGTACCAGTTCTTGGATCATAGAAGTCATTCGCTAAATTAACAGGTGTTCTTGTTCTACCTATACCTGATATATTTGGAGCGCTATAAATACCACCTTGTACTACTCCACCAAAAGGATTACCTGCTGGAGTAAATCCACCTGGCATAAAAGGATCAGTTCTACCAATAATTGCATTAGGAAAAGCTCTTTGTAAGAAACCTACGCCCGGTAAAACCTTAGATAATAAATCCATTAAACCTTGTTTTTGCATAGGTTGAGATGATACTCCAGGGACACGGGGTTGTCCTGGTAATGTGCTCATTGCAATTTGTTGATCCAACTCATCAACCACACCATCCTCATTTAAATCTGCGTTTAAAGCTGTAAGATTTGCCGTGTCGACTGTACGAAGCGCGGCAGGTATACCTTCAAAGGCAGCGCTAGGTAAGTTTGGTCCTTGTAATAAAACAGGGTTTACACCCATACCAGCCCCTGGTCTTGGTAGAGGAACTTGTCTAAGTGGTGTAGATATGCTATCAAGTCCAAAATCTATTAATTCTCCAAGTCTTGGCTTTTTTCTACCAGCCGCAATATCTGCTTTTTCTTGGTCTGTGTATGCGATAAAGTCAGCACCTTGTCCTATTTCTTCTAAGTCTTGATCTGCTTCTCGTGCTTCTTGTTCTCTAATTAAATCAGAAACAGATTTTACACCAAACGCACCGCCTGCCATGTCTGCTGTTAACGGAAATCCAAACCTATTAACGGTGCCAGGCACCTCTACTAATTTATCAACTTTACTTGCATCAAATAATTCAAATTCTTTTTTTAATTCAGGTGGCAAACTTTCAAATATACCTGATATGCCATCTCCTTTTTTCTTTCCCTCTTGAATTCTTTTTATAAAATCTACTGTTTCATCATCAGCTTTACCAAAAGATCCCGGTATGTCAGCTTCATCTGCTATTCTTTCTATTAGCTCTCGCACTTCCGGTGAGTCTTGTGAAAGATCAACTGCACTTGCAGCTCCAGCTCCAACAGTTCCCTTATCTACTATTGCCTCTGCAACAGCTCTATTTTTAAAATCATTAAATTCAGATTCATTAAATTTAAGCGTAACGAGTTCGCTTTGTTGATCATAAGGTTTAGTTAAATCTACTTTGTTTTTAAAATCTTTATATCTAATTTCTGACATTATCTTCTACCATCCGGTTGAGCGTCTAGCCTCAACGTTCCATATCTCCAGGTTTCGCCTGTAGAATCGTTTTCTATTTTAAGAGATACTAACCTACCTCTTGCCCGAGTGTCAACCTTACCAGTTGTTGAGGTAACTGTAAAGGGCCCTAATGGAGAACTTACAGGGGTATCATCTGGAAAAGAACTGACAAATAAAGTAATTTTAGCGTTGCCTGTTTGATATTTAAAGTCTGGCACAAACCTCTTTACTGACATAAAAAACTCTCCATCTCCTCTAAAATCTGCTACCCCGGTCATCTGACCCAAGGCACTACGTCTAGAAGTTATATCATAATCTCCAGATCTAATAAAAGCAGGTATAGCTGTGGTACCAGTGCTATTAACTTGATCAGTTCCTAGTTCGTGTTCGTAGTAAATAGATGCCCCATATTTATTTGTTAATCCTAATATATCTGGGAATACAGGTGTTGCGGTGCTATCAAAGTCAGTTGCATATGGTTTATTAAATACTCCTTGATCTTGATAACTTGTTCTATCTAGAGAAGAAGTTGTCCAAACTCTTTCTGAATAATTGTAAGTGACACATCTATCTATTTGTTCCGATCCTGCTTTTGGATAGAACCAATTTATCTCCGTGTATAGATTATTTGGTGATGAGAATATTACATCTCTTGCATCAAAGTTTAATCCTAG